AAAGGCGCTGGCGATGGAGAGGGAGCAGCAGGAGCCGCCGCGACAGGAGGAGGCGCTTCTACAGCCATTCTAGTAGGGCGAGTGCCAGTAGGACCAGCAGGACCTAGATAACCTCTTTGGCCTTTATCATCAACATTAGGTGTACCGGGAGGTAATTGTAAATTCTGTTGAGTAGCTGGAGTAAAGCCACCACCTTTAGCAGGGCTAGCCATAACACCTTGCGTATTGGTAGCGCCATCGCTAACAGTAGCATTAGAGCCAAAATTATAATTTAAAGCTTCCATGGTTGATTGAGCATGTTGGAGATTTAATTCCAAATGCTTTCTCAAAGTATTTGCATCAGCATTAGGTGGAAGCTGCGATATAGTGTGGGCAGCCATTTCAGCCGGAATATAACCAAGTTTAACTTGATCGGTGATATAATTCCTTACCTTATCTTCATTCAAATCTTTATCAGCGATAAGACCTACAAAGCCTTTCGACAATTCTTTAAAACGCTGATTTACTAAATCAAGCTTTTGCTTTTCAATAACATTCTTTCCAGCTTCTAATTGCTGGAATTGTCCTACTTGATCTAGCAATGATTTCTGCTGAGGTAATGCAGCAGGCTTAAGATAGCTGTCTGTGTTGATTTCTGCCATTATCTAATTCCTTACACATAAGCATAATCATTGCCAAAGTTACCACCAACTCTAACGCTATTACCATTACCTCCACTACCACCATACAATCCCTTATAAGCAGCATAACCACCTATATTGTTAGCAGCATTAGATATTGCACCACCAGCAGCATTGTAACCAGCAGCTTGCGCATTACCAGCGCCTATTTGAGCATTAGCTGCTCCTGTGGCTGCTGTACTACCAGCCGAACCAGTTTGAGCCGCAGCATTATTTCCAGTATCAATTAAACTTTTCAGACGATTAAACGTATTCGTTTGATTAGTTACAGCCATGTTAAAAGCGTCTTTATAAGTACCAGTGGCTAGTCCTTCAGCAAATGAAGTCGCACCCTTTAAAGCTGCTCCTGATTTACCTAATCCTCTAGCTGCGGCAGAATTTTGAGCAGCTTTTAAACCTTGACTTTCAGTAAATCTATAATAGTCACTATCTTTTAATACATTAGGATCGATAGAAACACCGTCAGTTAAATCTTTTAATTTTGGCTGTAATGTTGCATAAGCATCTTCACCCATTTGGCGGTAAGGAGCCAAATCTGAGCGAGTTTGATTATACATTCTCATCTGTGTTTGAGCCGCAATATTTGCAGCCTGTACTTGAGCATCAGAAGCTTTACCAGAAGCATACACTGTAGATGCTGCGCCGACTACACCAGCACCAACAACAGCAGTCGCTACCCATGCATTACATATACAAGGGTCTATGAATAATTCGTCTTTAAAAAAAGACTTAGATTGTCCATCAATATCTAACATCTTAATTTAAATCCAATGCTAATTGATTGCCAAAATGCCCACAATATTCTAAATATTCCTGCTCAGATGTAGCTATGAAATACTGAGCTATTTTATCTATATCTTTTTCAAATGTTCCGTGGATTGTTGTCCAAATACAATCCGTATGAGCATAGGCTATGCGCTTTGTACCGGGAGGAGAAACCACCGTAAAAGGCGCTTGAACGCGGACCATACCACGTTCTGTCAAAACTGAAATATCTCCTTTGGACAAAATATTTAAATTTTCGAGCTTGTGAATTTCTCCAGTCAACATTGTACCAGCCGGTATATGAAGCTCTCTCGCATAAACACCATGAGAAAAATAATTAACAACCTTCAATTGAAGTTGAGGTTGAAGTTTCATGAGAGCTTCTAATTCATAAACCTTTTCTATATCTGATTTTGTTTCATTGGTATTCTTTACTATATCTAACATATCAAGCACCTAAAAATTTTACAGAAGGAGCGTTAGAGTAAGTAATAGAAACGCTATCGTTAATGGCTGTAGGAATTATTTTCTGACCTGTTAAATCAATAGTATCTGTACCTCTAGTTAAAGAAATATTTGATACAACTCCTCCCGATATAATCAGATTACCATTTACATTAGGTGTAAATTTAAAAGGTGAACCTGTAAGATCAACTGTAGCTACTGCTGGTGCAGGCTGCACAAACTGTTGAAAGAAACTATTCCAAGGCGAGATTAAATAAGCAACTAATCTACCTCTAGTATCAGTCTTAACTTCAGCTAATGGAGAATTTAAATTTAGTACAGGCTGTGTCATGTAGCTGCTCTCTTTCTAGTAATAAATCCACCGTTAAGAGCAGTATCGTTATCAGTAGACCATTGGAGTTTGAAAACTCTATCTCTAGCCATACCCAATCTATTCCAAGAAATAGTAGTAAGAAATTTGCCAGTTTTACCTAAAGACTGAGCAACAGGATTACCGTAATTAACACCTTTATCGTCTGACCAGCTTAAATAGATTTGAGGATCGGCTTCCAAATCTAAAATATCTCCTACTTGCATATCAGCATCAAAAGAGTTGTAAACTACTCTAGCGTATCTATCGTCATCTACTAAATGAGGAAAAGTTCTAATTCTAACTATTGGATTTCCTTCATCTGTAAAAGTATTAACGCTTAATTGTAAGAGCTTTCCATACTGATAATCGCCAACAAGAATTACACCAAAAGCAAACATACAACAGTTGGCTCTAGGTCTTAAAAGATTTCCATTTTCATCAGTCCAATTCCACTCGCTCCACATTTTAGTAGTAAGATCATATAACCAACCTTTACTAGCTGATGGAAAGACTAAAGCATAAAAAGCATGATCGGCTATTTGAAAACAGAAACCAATAGCGTCTGATAAATTAGCGTAGCTTTTAAATTCTTCTACTAATCTAGGAGTAGATATTTCTGTTACGTCATAGCCTTGGCCTTGCAATACTAAGCCATTGCCTTGCATGTCTTGTTGAATAAAAAATACAAGAGTATCTTGGCTAGCTATCGAGTAAGGTGCACCACAACCATGATTAATGTAGGCACCTTGAACCTGTTGAAAATAAAAATCAGCAGCACCAGTACCTATCCAAACTTCAGTTGTTAAGTTTCCAACTAACCAAAGTTCTCTATGAACGCTTATTATAGCTACAATAGGATCATTAAAACCAGACTTAGCTGCAATGTCTAAAGGATCAAAAGCAGATTGCATATCTGTTAACGTATATGCAAAATTTTGTCCTGTTCCTCCTAAATCGACATTTGAAGCTGAAAGTATATTTCCTATCGCGTAATTTTTACCGGGATTGACTATATCTAATGTAGTTACAACTCCTCCTAAAGTATTTACAGTAAATACAAATCCGCTACCAGTACCACCTATATCAGCAGCAGAAGCAGATAAAGTATTTCCTATAGCGTAACCAGTACCGGGTCTTATATTATTTACTGCTGTAACTGCACCAGCCGCTATAGTAATATCAGCTATAGCTCCTGCCCCTCCACCACCAGTAAGAGGAACATTTAAATAAACTCCTGCTGTATAAAGAGTACCGGGAGTAGTAATAGTGCCTGTTCTAACTCCTGTACCACCTACAGTTATGTTAGCTTGTGCTTCAGTTCCACTACCGCCAGTTAAATTTACATTAGAATATGATCCGTTAACATAACCATATCCAGCGTTACTAATAGTACCAAACAAGATACCAGTATTAGTAAGCATTCCAAAATCAGCATTAGACGCTGATATATAAAATTGATTTGTACCGGGATTATTAAAAATAAAAAATGTATCTAAAAGCTCTACAAAGTCTGACCCATAAAAATTAGGATCAATTATTTGAGCAAATTGATTACTGCTCATGTCGATTACATAGCCGTTAGAGCCATCGACAAGAACAACTACAATACCATTATCTTTAAAATAAACTTGAGTAGGTTTATCAGCTATATTGCCAACTAAAATTAAAGAATAATCAGGAGCAACATAATAAACATTGATACCTGATACTATATAAGCTGTACCTGCGCTCGTTCTATAACATCCGCGTATAGGAGCGTTGTTAGGAGTTTGAGCTTTTAAAAGTGTACCGGGAGTAGGATAATAAGTAATAGGTACTGGCGCTTGTGGATCAAATTTACCCACAATCTCAGCGTATAAGTTTACACACTCCATGCCTGACGAGATCACCGATTTGCCAGCATACGCCGCGCTGATAAGAGGAATGCGCGCCATTTTAAATTATCTCGCATCAGCATTGAAAATGTAAAAATTATTACCTCTACCGAAACGCAGGGCAGGAGGCATTTTTAATGTAGGTATTTGTATGTTAGCTTTTCTAATTAACGATCTTCCATTTTTAGCTAATCTGTTTTGCATTATATCTGGTGGAAGCTGATACATAGAACGCAGTCTTACGCATAAATTATAATGTATAGCACTTCTATAATAAGCTGGCATGTTAAATTCAGCGTCTAAGTTATCTGTAACCTGAGTTACACGCCACACTAAGCCAGAGCCAGAGCCACCTAAATCAGAATTGCTTACAGTAAGCATATCGTTGATAACGTAACCTTCTCCTTCATTTTGTATTTCAAAATCAGTAACAATACCTCCTGCTACTGTTATATTCGCAGTTGCTCCAGAACCAAAGCCAGTGAGATTTATCAAAGGTACTGCAACATAAGTACCGTCAACATATCCAGCGCCAGCGTCTTTTATA